GAGGTTGTCGACATATTGAAGAACGCTAAACAGATGAAGTACGCCACGCGCGTTGGCCCGGACGGCGACCGGACTCTGGAAAAACGCGAAGTGCAGTCTTACCCGTTTTCCTATCTCTGAGGCCAGCGCGTGAACTTTCTCAAGTTGTGCCAGGAACTGCGCCGGGAGGCCGCTATTGCGGGTGTCGGTCCCGTCTCCGTGGTTAACCAGTCCGGGATGTTTCTCAACGTCGTGACGTGGATCAATGACGCTTGGATCGAGCTGCAGGCTGATCGCCCGAACTGGCGGTTTATGTTGGTACGCGACCGGGCGTTGGCGTTGACGATCGGAGAGAGCGAATACGACCTGGAGGCGCTGGGCGTCACCGACGTGCAGGTCTTTACCGAGTACTGTTTTCGGTTGTACGACACTGCCGTCGGTTTGACGGACCAGTGCTGGCTCCCGCAGACGTTATGGCATACCTTCCACACCGGCATGATTGGGGTCATCGACCCCAACCGGCCGACGCAAGTCTGTGTCTCTCCTGAGAACCACCTGCTTGTGCGCCCGCCACCGGACAAGGACACCTATGTACTGACCTATGATTTCTGTCGTAAACCGACGTCCTTGGTTAACGATGATGACGTGCCGGGATTCCCGGAGGCGTTCCATTCGATCCTGATCCAGCGGGGGTTGATGTCCTTTGCCACCCACCAGGATGCTCCTGAGATCTACGCCGATGCCAAGGTCAGGTACTTAGCAACCAAGCGTAAGCTGGACGCCAACCAGTTACCGACCGACACCCTGCAGCGTACGTCCGCTGCGGCGTTAGGGGAGTATTAACGGTGAATAAGGTTCAAACGTTCGCCTTGCGCGGGGGTGAGAACCATGAGACCCCGGCGGTAGAGTTAAAACCGGGCGAGGTGTTGTTCTCGGAGAACTACGAATCGACCTTGCGCGGTGGCTATAAACGCATGCACGGGTACGAGCGGTTCGATGGGCAGTTGAAACCTTCGGAAGCGGCTCCCGCCGGGTGCGCCGGGATGGCGTTGCGGATCGAGGGCACCCGACACTCTGACACGGTCCCAGACACGGGGCCGGTGCTCGAAGGGGCGGGGACTCCGGTAGTAGACTTTTTCATCAGCCCGGCAAACGACGGGGACTACGTCTACGCCGACCCGGTTTGTTTTGTGCCCGACCCGGTGGACCCCGGAAAGTGGGACGATAACGCCGACGGCTGGAACGGGTGGTTGGTCTTTACGATACGCGCGTCTTCACAAGCCGATTACGACTACCTCATTACCGACCCCGACGGTGATCTCAGACAGGTCGATATCACCGATGCGGAGGGTAACCACTGGTTTACGTGGCAACCCTTTGACCCGACCCACCTCTCGACGGTGTTTATAGCCGACTATGAGGGGCCTGTTGACCCAGCCTACGTACCGACCGAAGAGGAGAAGATCGTCGCGATCGAAGCGGCCCGCGCCGCCATTAACCCCGTACCAGGGGAAGGCATCATTCGCGGGTTGTGGGTGTTCCACGACGACGTCTATACCGTGCGGGACAACGTCGGCGGGGCCAATGGGTTACTGTACAAGAGCACCCCCTCGGGTTGGGAGCTACAAGACCTGGGGGTCCGCATCCCCTTTGACACCGGCACCGGCTTGATCAAGAAAGGCGAGACCGTGACCGGTGAGACCTCGGGCGCGACCGGCGTGATCACGGCGGCGTCGACCACCAACGACGACTGGCTCAGTAGCCTGGCCGAGGGCAACCTTTATCTGCATACCATCGCCGGGGTGTTCCAGTCCGGGGAGACGGTCAGCAACGTCAACGGCAGCGTGGTGGCAACGGGTGGTGCGACCGCTAACGCGCTCGCGGGTGGTGCGATTTACCGCTTCATCACGCACAACTTCTACGCTACCACCGACGGTGACAAGTTCTACGCCTGCAACGGTAAGGATCTGGCGTGGTCCTGGGACGGTGAAGGGTTCGCCTTTATCGAGACCGGCATCATCGATAAATTCCCGACCTTCATCGCCGCGCACAACGGGCACCTGTTTCTCACCTACCCCGGCGGGTCGTTGAACCACAGTCAGCCGGGCCTGCCGCACGCCTGGGACGGGGCGCTGGGGGCGAGCGAGATTGGCCTCGGGTGCGACCCGACCGGTATGTTGTCGATCGCCGGGGGGCCGCTGGCCATCTGGTGCCGCAGCCGCACGCAGCTTCTGTACGGTACGTCCACGGACGACTGGGATCTGCGCCTGCACAGTCACACGACCGGCGCGATCGAGAACACCGTGGCGAACCTGGGGAACCCCAAGTTCCTGGCCGACGAGGGGTTGATGTCGCTGAACCCGACCGACGCGTACGGCGACTTCGTCGGTGGCACTTTCAGTTTCGCGATCCACCGGTTGCTGGACGATTTCCGCACGGGAGTGACCGCGTCGCTGGCGATCCGGCTCAAGAACCAGTACCGGATCTTTCGCGAGGACGGCTACGGCCTGTCGGTGACCTTTACCGAAAAAGGTCCGGAGTTCATGCGCTTTTTGTTGCCCATCACCGTGCGCTGTACCACGTTCGGGGAGGAGTCCACCGGCAAGGAGGTGGTGTACTTCGGCAGTGACGACGGGTACGTCTATCAGATGGATTCCGGCACCTCGTTCGACGGCGTGCCGGTCGAGGCGTTCCTGCGACTGGCGTTTGGTAACTTCGGCACACCGCAGCGTCACAAGCGCTTCCGCAAGGTGGTGCTGGAGGTCGAGGCCCCGGAAGCATTCGACCTGCACTTTACGACCGACTTTTCCTACGGGGACCAAGAAAACGCAGCTTCTCCCGAAGCAATCGCGGATCTGGTCGCCAACGGCGGCTATTACGGATCAGCGTTTTGGCAGCAGTTCCAATGGACCGGTCCTCACCTCGGGCGCGCGGAGTCCTACGTTGACGGCAGCGGCACTAACCTCGGGATCTCGGTACGCAGCGTAGACGCCTACCGGCAACCTCATACGATCGAGGCGGCGCACGTTCACTACGCCGTACGCGGCAGACGGGAGTAAGCATGGCGATTACCAACCCCTATTTCAATCACGACGCTAATCGTTTTGTGGAGAACTCCCTGGCGCGGGCGACCCAAATCAACGATGCGTTAGACGAGGTCCAGGCCGGGTTCGATTTAATCAGCGCCGCACTGGGAGAAGACCTCGGGTTCAGCGAGTACGCGGTCGCAACGGGTGGCCCCGATGCCTTGATCGTGGACCTGACCACCGCACCCCCGTCCTATTCCGACGGCTTGAAAGTCTGGTTTAAAACTCCGTCCACCAATACCGGGCCGGTGACGATCAACGTCAACACGCTCGGCGTCGTGTCCGTGATCGATGCGGGTGGGGCGACCCTGGCGGCGGGCACCCTCAAGGCGAACTCGATCTACGGGGTGCGCTACAACACCACGCTGACCAAGTTTCAACTGATCAGCCCCTCGGCGATCGGCGCGGCCTGGGCGGAACTTGCCCGGCGTTGGTCCGAAGAAGCGGACGACGTGGACGTCGACGGTGGGTTCTCCGCCAAGCACTGGGCGAACGTCGCTATGGGCGCGGTCGATATCACCGGCAAGGTGGACAAGGACGTCGACGCACTGGTTGGCAACCTGCCGTTCTACGTCGCGGGCGGGAACCTGGAAGACAGCGCGGTGCCGATCAGTACTATCGCGACTACGGCGTACGCGGATGGGGCTGTCGCTGCTTATTTCGGTAGCAACTTTTACGAGTCGGCGGAAATCGCTTTGCCGCTTGCAAATGGGATAGTGACCGATACGCATACCCTGGTGGGCATCCCCGCGCGGTTTACGGCGAGCTTGCGCTGCAAAATCAACGATGTTGGTTTCTTGGTCGGTGACGAAGTTGACTTTTCCGGGTACACACACGAACCCAGTGATTTTATAACCATGCTATTCGCGCGTGGCAATACGTTGAACCTAGTAGCGAACTTCGAATACGGGTGGAAAATTGTCGCCCCAGCGACGGCCACGCAGCAAACTTTGCTTCCTCACCACTGGCGCATTGTTTTCCGGGCGTGGAAGGAATAGCTTGCTGCGGATGTTCGCGGTTAAACGAACACTCACTGCTTTAAGAGGACAAGTTCATGGCGGCAAGTTTTGGAAGTACCTATCGCCCCCCTCCTTTTGGGGGGTCATCGGCCTCCTCGCGTACCTCCGCGACCGACGACCAGGGGTACACCCCCCGGCCGACGCTGTACACCCAGCAGGCTGAGGAGATCTACTCCCCGCCGCGCCCGGATCTGTATACCCAGCAGGCCCCGGATCTATTCTCACAACAGACGCCCTACACACAACCGACGGCGACGCAGTCCGCCTTGCTGGCGCAACCCGCAGCCCCGACAGCCGCCGCCCCTGCGGCGGCACCGGCGGCAACTCCTGCGCCGCCTGCCCCTCCCGTGCCGCCCACGCCCCCTACGTCGCCGACACTGCCTACGGTGGCCGCCCCACCGATCGGTGGGCTGACGTCAGCGTACCAACCCCGTGAGGTCCAAGCTAACGAGACCGTGCAGGGGCGACTGGAAGGCCTCCTCTCGCGCGGCAACCCGCTGCTCT